ACGTTTTGCAGTTGTTCTCTGGCTATCTCACAGATGGCATTTGGAAAATATCCTGACAAATCCCATTGGATGTAATATGCATCAATGGTGAAATTTTGGCTCACATCTTTGATATCTTTTTGTATCTGAGCAATAGCTGAGTCAACACCCATTCCAACCCTATTGTTGAATGTTCGAGAGGTTAGGATAGTTTCTAATATAGGGTTTATCCTCCAAATAATATACCACTGTATTAGCCTTGATTCGAGTTCGCAGGCAAAAACTTCTCTTGGCTTTGGTCTGCGAGCTATGAAAGTATAGTTGGCATTAGATCGGTAGGTTTTTTCGTTTATGGCAGAGACGAGATTTTTTATTCTACACTCATAGTCGAGCTCGAATATCACGGCATCTTCGCTACGCCTTTTATTTTTGCGTGCGAGGAAATAAACAGTGTACATATCTTCTTCTTTAACCATATTCCTTATTATAATGAGTTCGGAGACAGCCGACACAGAGTTCGAGTTGTAAAAGTTGTTGTTGTTGAGGACTCCGTTGCTGTTGTAGTTCCAAGCGTTGTTGGAAGAGTACCTACCGCACAACCACCTATTCGAGGCCTGAGGCGGAGTGCAAACATAGCTCTAAATGAGAGCCTCCGCTCCTTTCATTATCTCTGGACTGAGAATGCCATCAAGAGCATTCTTCTTGCCGTTTCAACTCTAACGATTTATACCATTTAACTACACTTTCATCAATTCTCGCTATATAATTACGTATTTTATTACACGTACTTTCATTTTGTATCATTGGCCTATCGGGGCGTAAGATAGAACGTATGTTCATTTTAAGAGCCTCAAATTCTGCAAAAAGCAGTTTTGTGTATTTTATTTTATCGTCCGTGCGATACGATAAAGCAAAATATGCGGCCACCATTTCGCAATGACCAAGTGCCCGATTAACAATTATAGGCCTATCCCGTTTTGGCATTTCAAATTGTGCATCATAGAGTGTTATGAATAACTCCTGCACGTCAACATAAATGCTTGTTTTATTTATTTTTGATGCCATAGCGAGTTGCGAGCGTATCAAACCGCTCGCCATTTTAATCGTTAATCATTAATATTGAAAGCGGAGACAGCCGACACATAGTGCGAGGTGTAAAAGTTGCTGTCGTTGAGGACTCCGTTGCTGCTGCAGTTCCAAGCGCGGTAGGAAGAGTGCCTACCGCACAACCACCTATAAGAGGTGCTACTTATCGTGCTCCATCCTGTCTTTTTACCAAGAGCTGTATTCACCAAGTCGTTAGTACCGCCGATATTTCTCATAAGCTGCGCTCCCTCGTATACTGAAGGCATCCAGAAAGTTCCTGCGCCGTATCCCGATACTCCTGAGTCGTAAGTAGTACAATAAGCAGCAGCAGAATAGGCGGGCGTTGGTGTTCCGTTAATCAATACTTGTTTATTCAAGAGGTTTGTATAATACTGCCCGTCTCTATATTGAGCAGCCCCGTAATCGAGCTCTCTGTCCAACAGCATACAGGCGTCAATGTATGCTGAATAGGTGGCAAAATTCGCCCTCAATCCAGTGCCATTTACTCCGTTGTAATATTTCTCTGAACAAGGATAAGTTTCATATAGCTTTGTGACCCCATCCATAACTGTTGTGGGGTTACTATTCGCTCCCGTTTCATTTTGCGCCCAAGCCTCAAGTCTTGGTCTGCACATCCCAACGTATGCTGTTCTTTGTTTTATCTGATTTCTGTTCGAAGAGAAAGCAGGTAGCTCTGTAGCTATTAGCTTAGTAAGCGAAGTGCCCGCTATTGTTACCGTGCTTTCATATTCATTGTACGTTGACATTTGAAGATAGGCTTTCTCTGAGTTCATATACGCTTCCCACTTCAAGGCTTTCGAGCCAGCTGGTCTGGATTTTAACCAAGCGTCAAGCTGGGTGACAAATTCCGAAAGTGTGCCATCGCTCTTTGTGTAGGTAAAATCACCTTGCGCCACGCCGTTAAGAACGACAGCATAATCTCCGCTTGCCGAAGGGATTGCCGTTATCTCATAATCGGCAACAGCAGAAAATCGCTTCGTTTGGTTATTCACTCCTCCAACAATCCAAAACCTGTTTCCTTGAACAAAAAACACCACTCCGACGGCATCCTGAGTGTCAATAAACTCCGTAGTACATTCGCTACCTCTGACAAACCTACGCTTGCCGTCAACGATAATCATTATATCCCCTACTTCGGGGCGTTGCTTAATTAAATTATTCATATCTTTTTAGTTTAATGCAATAAAATCTGCCGATGTCGAAACGCCAACAGCAATGTAGGCTTTTTTTGCCGTTGTATCAACCCATATCTGCGGGATGAAATCGGGTGCAACACTGGGTGCTGTGGTGCTTATAACGAACATATCAAATCCGCTAATCTTGGGTAAATTATCAACGTCAATGCTTCGTGCACGTACATCGCCCAAGTTGTCTAAGTCTATCGCTTCGTTGTCGTAACGCGGGGTGGCATATGCTTCGGTAGCTACAACAGAGGGGTATTTTTCGGAACTTCCAGTATCAGCGACAATATCGGTACTCTTATTCACCAAAGCCTCTTTCTCGTCTTGCAGCTTCTTGCCCTGTGTGGCACTCAACGCACGTGTGGCGGAGGTTGTGGTTAGGTCATTGACGATATTCAACTTAATGTTGTCGGCGTTGACCGTGATACCATCATCAGCCGAAACCACGTTAATAGTCCTACTCTCAGAAAGGTTGCCTCCACCTGTTGTCCCAGCACCAGCAATTATTTGAGTTGCTTTATCGACTTTCAATGCATCTGCCGTATCTACATAGTTTTTTACTGCCGGATTAGATGGATAGGCTTGTGAATCTTCTGGACTTTCATTTATATCTTGTGACTTATTAGATACATTTTCCTTAGATTCGTCAAAGTTTTGAATATCTAAGCTAAGCTCGTCAATAGCTGTATCTACTGTTGTAGCCTCTACACTTTCCGAACTTACTGATATTTGCGATGCAGGGAGTGAAAAATTCTCTTTCTCTACCCAAACGCTATTTCCTGCATTATCCAACACACGGACTTTGTCTATGCTCGTTGCTTCGGGCAGTTCGCTCTCTTTAATTCTTGGTAAACTGTAATCGCTCATAATTAATTCTTATTTGCTGTTATTGTTATATTTGCTACTATTATATCTTCGTATGCCCCTTTATAGTGCTTGTATTTTAAATCAACGGTTTGTCCTGAGGTTAAATAAACCATAAACCTTGAGCTTGTATTTAGGTGCCGTCCTGAGGTATAGCTCACTTTTTTGTAACTTTGCGGTATGGCATTTGCGCCTATAAAACATTGGAATTCTAATACCATTGCATTAGCAGAAGCCGAAGCGTTGTAATCTATATTATACCAACCAGATGATTTAACTGTTAAACTAAGCCCCGTTCCATTTGTAACATTTATTCCATTTGCTAATACATCTTGTAATGTGCCTGTTAAAAACTCCCCTGTGTTCCAAGTGCCTGAATCAACTCTTAATGTTCCAGCGATATACGAACAAGCACCAATGCCGCCTAAAGTGGTATCCCCTGAAAGATCATACAAAACTGGGCTTGTGGCATCGTAATCAATCGTTGTTTTAAAGAGCTTGTGAGTATAAAACTCCGTCAAAGAAAGTTTTGCACCGTAAAGTAATTTGCAATCCTCAAGCGTAAGATTTAAAGTATCAAGAATCGTTGCACCATATTCAACCTTGCAGCGTGTTAGCGTTTCGTTATTGTCAGAAGATGCGCTACATTCATATTTGCCATTAAAATCGCAATCGGTGATTGTTAATGTCCCGTAGTCATCTTTGAATATATCAGCCCTTGAGCCTATGCGGCTGTTAGATATATTTAAACAGTCTAAGGATATTGCATAAATCGTTGCCCCAGCCTCAACGATAGAATTAGTTATCGTTCCCGAAATGCTGGAATGTATCTCACTATTTGTAATCACACCCCTTGCTGTACTGTTGAATATCCTTGAATCTGTAATAACTCCAATAACCGTTGAATCCTGTATAACACAGCCATTAATTGTTCCATTTACAGTAGAATTGTGAATTATCGAATCAGTTATCTCCGAACCAAGCACAACAGAAGACGAAAGTATAACACTCCGTAGTGCTGTTGCTCCGTCAAATGTACCGCTAATCTCTGAATCAGTAATTGTGAACGTGTCGGGAAGAACAGTTTTTGCGTGTATGTGACTTCTTATTATACTCCCAACCTCGGGGGTTGATTCTTGCTGATTTGCATTAACGGAAGCACCAATATAGGAATCAGTAATCGTTAATGATGTATAATCATCAAAATCAGACTGAGTTTCAATAATAGAATTATCCACGGCAAGCACAGCAACATCTGTAATATTTCCGTCTAAGCGTGTTTCCTTAACATATCCATTGCTTCGCTTTATGTCACCAGATTTGCCAATCACGCAATCTGTGAGGGTGAATTTCGTTCCCGAACCATAACCGGCTCCTAATTCTTCCAACTCCCCGTCAATAGCACAGCCCGAGATTGAAGAAGCTAATTCATTATACCCTGTTCCTGATACCTCACTAATCCACGATACGCCACGAAGATAGCTATTGTCAATATTAAGATAATCGCAAAGCGTAATATATGCCGTTGTGCTCTCAATTTTAAAATTGTTAAAGTCGCAATATCTACAACTTGTTATTCCACCCCATATCTCAGCAGAAGATATTGAAATATCTTCGCAATTCTGTATCCCAAGATGCGGCCCAACACCACCAGCGATCAGCCTGCATTCTGATAATATTATTGAAGTGTTATTTTTTATCGGGCAATCAACGTCGTTTGTCTGAACATCAGAAAAAACTCCTGTATTCCCTGATATCTCAGAAACATTATTCAACCTTGATGCAGTTAATGTGTTGTTATTTATCAGCCCCTTGTTTTCAATAAAATCAAAAGTCCCAGTGTTATTTGTGAAATCAGCATTAAGAGTTGAATTTGTTACAACACAAGTATCATTACCTCTAAAAGCACCAAAGATATAAGACGATGTAATATTGCTGGACGCATTACCCGTAATAGGACTGTTTGATTCGCAATCGGTGATTGTAAGCGAAAAATTAGAGGCCACATAAGCATTTATATCGCTGTATCTTACTATAACAGTGGAATTTGAATAAATGTCACCTCTAATATCGCAATCAAAAACAGTAAGCACAGCATTGTTATATATCAAAACAGCGTCATCGGTCAAGCGAACAGAGGCTAAATTTGTGGTCTTATTCCTGTACACCTGTCCATAACCACGTACACCGATAAACTCGCAATCCTCTTTGTTTGACCAGCAGTTAATTAATTCGCAATTTCGTATGTTCGGATGCCCCCAGTCGTTATAATCTATCCGCGTTCTCTGTGCCAAAGTGGGATCACCCGTTAAGGCTTGCCCGAAAGTATTATTATTAATATCCGTCTGTCTTTGAACAACACCGCACGGTTCATCAACGGGAGAGGTGGTTAACCCTATCTTGTAAATTACTTCGCATATATTCGGTGAATAGTAGTCACCCCATTCAACAGTCTTTAATTCCCAGTCGGTGGAATTGAGGATATATTCACCCGGGGGTGTTGTGTCATCGCCTGTAAGGTTTTTATATACCATACCGGCATATATATATATCTCACCCTGGGCCGGTGTTGAGCCGTGCTCATAAACACCATTCCAATATTCCTCAACCGTTCCACCAGAGCCCGTCATATATAGCCCAGCCACATAATATTTCGGCTGACAGGCCAGACGTAAGGCATATTGAGAAATTTGAGAAGACGAGGCCGCCTCAACGATGATCCCCATATCATTCGGGTGGTCGGTGATTATATACTTCGTTCCCTGTACTAACTCGTGATCATACATGAGGTCTATCAACTGCCCCCGGGTAACGGGTTGAGGCTGCACACCGCCACCAACATAACGATATAATCCCCAAGAAGTGGAGTAAGAACGTAGGTACAACCCATTAGAGGTAAAGAGAAGCTGAGAGGCTGCCGTGTTATCCTCCGTAGCCCCGTCACCAAGAACGTTACGATTTATAGCTAACACACCATAAACATCGCCGATATTGGTTATCGAAAAAGGAACAGGGGCGGTATAAAGACCACAAAAGACGGAATCTAACTCCGTTTCGTTAGCTATCGTTCCCATATCGAAGCCCGAACCAACGCTCTGGCCTGTTGCGTCAAGGTAAGCTACCATACTTTTTAAAGTAGATAAGTCTTGCTTCCCCGAAAGTATTGTTTCAAGGTTCGTAACGTCTTCAATGCTCCATTTTACTAAAGACGAAGCGATACGTTTTGACATCCCTGTGTCGCTGACCATACGAAGATACCAACTTGATGGCAGCGTGGTTTGGGTAGGTAATGCGTTTTCTTTTATCATAGTGTTAATATATTATCGTCTTCATTAGCCAAAGGAACAGAATTCTCATCAGTGATGATGATATCGCTCGGAATGTTCTGCGTCATCCTATTTGTTACAGTCTTTAGGGGGATTGCCCCGATACCTGTTTTCTTGCTTGTCCATTCAATCTCTAAATCCCCTGTTCTTGTGTACTGAACCCACTCAACTAAGGTAATATCGCAACAAAAGATGTGGTTTATCTTCTCCAAGAAATACCACGGCACACCTAAGGAATCACCAATCGTAAGGGTGTGCGTATCAAAAGGCATCGCATAGGTTAACGTGTCTTCCTGATGCTGGTTCGTGAATAGTGAAAAGTCCGCCCCAGCCTCGTAGCCGTCAGGCATAAATCCGCCCTCGATACGGAACGTAAATGTATCGTAATCGAAGTCCCCGAACACGGTTTCAAAGTCATTGCGGGTATTCCCGTAAGCTATAAGGAAAGTGTCCGTGTGGTTCCCAACTTCTATTGGCCATGAATCAGCTAAGGTATCTAATAGGCTTTCGGTTGCTATCTCAACGCCACCTGTGGGAATCCAGGGGTCAGTTGTGTTATACGGCCCTCCAGTATATTTCCAAATGTTATGGCCGTGAACGTAATATTCTCCCACAACTGGCGTAGATTCCGAAAGCAAAGGATAAAGGGATTCTTCGCTTGTTATTCGTACCTCGTATATCCCGCTAAGCCCAGAGAATGATAGCTTGGCATTAGCATAGTCGTACCCTGCTGAGAGCGTAGCCCAATAGAACGGGAATATACCCCGACAAGTGCCATACTCATCAAAGACCTCAAGGGCAAAGACCTCCGAGGGTGTGGCATCGGCAAACCATACCTGAACCTTTGTGCTATCATTAGGCGCCCATTTCTGAGTATAGCACATTGGATAGAACGTGCCCTCTGTTGCCATCGTGGGATTCTGAAAAACCAACGGGCAGAGTTTAGGTATTGTTAATCGGGAAGTGTATAGCATATTCCGTTCCAGCTTTGTGATTCTACCTTCGTTAATTGCAAAGATATATCATTAATGAAAAAATTATATGTCTTATCACTGAAATTATCTACAACAGCGTAGTATTTCGTTGTGTCTAAATTAGTTAAGCGTTGTGAGGTGTCAAAAACAATAGAATACGGGTAAAATAGCGGGTCTTTGGTGAACGTTACCTCTCTTTCTTTTAAGTACGCTACCTCTGTCCAGTTGTCCGTATCTAACCAATCGGCATCTTCAATCGTTGCACCTGTGTAATTATAGTATCTTATCTGACCAATAGATATATCCAAAAAGCGAACAGTAACATTCAATGCCCTGTCACTTAGATTTGTTATAGCATCTAATAAATTGGTATAA